GAATGGGGCTGGGGGTGGTGGGGGGGGTGGTGGCGTCAAATATTATCTTACTTACATTCTAAAATCTGGAGATAGTGTTTATGTTAAATTAGGTGCGTCTGAATCTAATATTTCATATACGCCATCTGATCCATCTTATTATAATTTATATGTAAGATGTACTAAAGGTTTAGATGGTGCAACAGGAACTTCGGGTACACCTGGCACTGGTGGAACCTCAGGTGGCTCAGGAGATAGTCTTATATCACTCGCAAGTATAACATTAACAGGTGGCCAAGCCGGCGCCGCAGGATCTGGATCAGTCGGAGGAGGGGGCGGGGGCGACCGCGGCGCCGCGTCTGGTTCAACTGGAGGTGCGGGCGAAGGGCGATCAAGAGTATGGTATTCAGCATTAGGCATAGGGTGTGGAGGTGGAGGAGGGAATGGTGGCGCTGGTGGACAATCGTATTTTACTTCACTTAATGATCCTCGAAATGGTGGATCTGACACGACTGGAGCTGGTCAACCAGGTTGGTCATGGGGGTGTGGTGGAGGAGGGGGGTATAATGGAAATCCGGGAGGGGCTGGAGGAAGCGGAGTTGTGATTTTTGCATGGCAGAGAGCCCCGACAATTGTGACATTCACTACCGTCGGAACAACTTCATGGACTGTACCGACTGGTGTTACATCTGTAAAAGTTCTTGTTGTTGCGGGTGGGGGTGCTGGTGGACTTGGCGCGGGAAATAACAGCACCGGCGGTGGAGGTGGCGGCGCCGGTGGAATTATTTTAAATGAAAATTATTCTGTAATTCCAGGGAATAATATTTCTGTAACGGTAGGCGCTGGTGGTTCCCGAGGCGGTGGTGATGGTGGTCCGTCATCTTTTGGTTCAATATATACATATGGCGGAGGGAAAGGTGGTAGTGTTTATTCAGCTGGCAGTACAGGTAACTCGTATTACGGGAATGCCGGTGGATCTGGGGGTGGCGGCTGCGGTGTGGCAGGGCTGGGCGGCGCGGGCACCAGTGGTCAAGGTTATAATGGAGGAACAACATTATGGGGTTACGACAGCGCAGGCTTTGGCACGGGCGGCGGCGGTGGAGGCGGGGGGGCCGGTTATGGTGCGCCGCCAACAAGTTATCAAGGACAGGGTGGTGTGGGATATTTATCTTCAATTACAGGTACAATAACGTATTATTCCGGCGGTGGTGGTGGTGTGACGCAGTCGGCCTATCCCTTTAGTGGTTTTAGTGGGGGTCTTGGCGGCGGTGGCGCGGGCTCATTAAACGGCGAAAATGCAACGTATTATGGAGGTGGCGGTGGTGGAGCAAGAAATGTAGATAGTGGTGCAGGATATCAAGGTATAGTTATAGTATCATACGTCGCAGTTTAAAGAAACTCGACTACACTATATCAATGCACATTCTTCTGGGTGCCAATGGGGTCACCGTCCGTGACAAACTTCTTCTGGCCCATGTCAAACACAATATGGAAGAATATGTGCGTCGGCGGATGCCTACGGTGAAGGACCCTCGCCAGTTCACATGGGGGCTCGATCGCCATTGGGGACATGTTAAGCTCGGACTGCGTGATATGTACCCCCTCGAGGATTTTTCAGATTTTGATAAAATTGTTTATGATCGCAGCCTACTCCGCCACCTATCAGATCACCTTAAATCTGATGAATTTTATATTAAAACAAAGGCCCCAATTCAGGAACTTATTAATGATGAAGAACATAAGATCACAATATTGTCGAATGCGCCACTGGCATGGACGGCTCCCATCGCGTGGGCAATAGATCCACGATGTGCCGTTTACATTCCAACAAATGACAACTTATTTCCTCCAGACCCGCGTGTCTATGATGAAGTCACGAAAAGAAATAACGGTCCACATGTCATCGTCGATGACAAACTTGTGAATTTGCTCCCGGTCGCCAATAATAATGACTTTATTGTGTATCATTTCACTAATCAATTTACAGGAATTTTCCCAACAATTCAGTCACTTGATGAGCTTGGGGTGCTTTTGAAATAAAATATTAAATTAAATTAAATGTCGAAAGTTATAGATGATCTTCTAAGAAGAATGACAAAACTGCGAATAGAGCTAAATAGTGAATGGCCGAATAATCTGGCTTTTAGCCCATGGAAGCACAGCAATACCAGCGCCCTGCGAGCACGTGGTCAATCTCGTTCCAATCTTATTCGTCAGATAAAAAATGATATAAATTCAATAAGAAACAAGTATGGCATACAATTCAAAAATCTCAGTAATACAGCGAAATTATGGAATAATTGGAAACAGGCTGAGAGAAATTACCTAAATTTATTAACGGCAAACCCTTACTGGCGCGAGTATTATCACAGGGCTTATAAACCAGAGATAGCAAAAAAACTCCAAGCTATTCAGGCGGCGAATATGAAGCATAAACTGTTAAAACAAGAAGTTAATCGTCACGGTAGAGAACTCGTCGCTCCTGTAGAATATCTTCGGAGAGCTGTACGAAACAAGAGAGGGGCGCTCTGGGCACCTGGTGGGACGCTTCAGTTGCGCTTGGCGGAGGGTACTGCAGTCGGAAGACGTTCTCCTACCGCGGTACTGAAAAAGCGTCTCCGTGGTGGTTGAGCCGCTTAAACAAAACACGCGTCTTCTTGTAAATGAACAAGTCCCTCCTGCTCGACATTGACGGCGTCCTTGTGCGTGACAAGGCGCTGCTCAGCCACGTCAAAGACAATTGCGTCCAGTATGTTCGGCACAAGCTTCCCGACGCGAAGGATCCCGAATCTGTGAACAAGATCCTGTACCTCGCGCACGGACACACCGCCCGTGGTCTCCGGAACGCCTTTCGAATTGATACTACTGATTTCAATGAAAAGGTCTATGACCGCCGTCTTCTCGATCACCTCTCAGAAGTAATTTACGGAACTGAATTCCAAAAAGAGGCGGAAGAGATCCACGGACTTGTGAAAGATGGATGGAATGTCACCCTTTTTACAAATTCACCAAGTGTATGGGCGCTACCAGTCGCCCGTGCAATTAGTGATGATATTAATGTACATTGTCCTCACATGTGGCTCAAGCCAGAGGCTGAGGCCTACAAATACTTTCCTAACGATCAAGACTATATTTTTGTAGACGATTCCCTGAAAAATCTTGGGACGGCCCGGTGGCTCCCAAACTGGATCCCGATATATTTCAATGCAGATGATCCAAAGGACCCTAAGTTATGGTGCCCTACGGTAGGGTCTATCTGGGAAATTTGCTTGTTCGCTAATTCCCACACTGATCTTGAAAAATAATAGTCGTTGACGTGCTTGGTGCCAGGATCCACCGCATCACGAAGATGGCGGCGACGGGCAATACCATTGCGTTGTATTGGCGGACGCGATCAAGGATCATAAAAAGGTCCATAGACTTGGGCTTCTTGGGGGTATCCTCGGATGCCATTCTATAATTTCTTAAATGTAAATCTTTAACCGGTTATTAAAAGGAATTCCGTTAAAGCATGTTGTGGCCGCTGACGTGTAAGCACCCATCCGTGGCCATGCCATCCATGATCCCACCCCAACACCTGAAGGCACCTGGGCCTCTTTACATATGAGGTCTCCACCATCACATGTGGAACCGAAAATCATTTTAGTTTCTAATTTCCCTTCTGAATTCAGAAAGTAAAATTCAGGCTCTGCGTGATCAAACAGTTTACAGTTGAATGCCCCGTAAAGCGATTCCGAAATTGTGATCCCGGTTGATTTCGTACCCATTACGTCAGTCACGAGTGTCGCCACGTGTTCGACAAAGTACCTGCCGGGTTCAGCAATCACTTCAATTTCGTTTCCGAAATTCTCAGCTATGCATTGGTTAATCGAATTGGGAACCGGTCCTAAGTCAAAAACATTTGTGGAAGAAAACCCCCCACCGATGTCCAGAATTTTGAATTTAAATCCGAAATTCTCAGCTATACTGGAAATCTTTTTGGCGCGTGAAATTCCTTCACAGAAGGCGGATGCATTTTTGGCCATGGATCCAACATGGAAACTCACACCTACAACATCTAGACTGAGGCGCTGTGCCATGCTGAGAAGGGTCGCCCAATCCTTTTCTTCGGCTCCATATTTAATTCCTAAATTGCATCGTGCTTCGGGGTCATCTGCACGAATGCGAATGATCACCTTGCTCTCTGGAAATTTCGATGCTATTTTCTGAAGCTCACAGACGCTGTCGAATGTGGTCAGGTTTATATTGTTTTTCCGTGCATGCACAATGTCTGACAGGCGTTTGCACGGATTGGCGTAGATGATACGGTCAGTTGATACGCCTAGACCCAGCACGAGGTCTATTTCTGTTGGACTTGCGCAGTCGAACCCAGCGCCCAGTGCGGCGAGGGTTGCGACGATACGCTCATCTGGATTGCACTTGACGGCGTAGAATGGACGGATGGTCGGGAATGCCCGCGTCCACTCATGGTGCGCCCGTTTTAGAGTTTCCAATTCGTAAACGTAAAAACTATCTTCGGGTTTATGTGTGAGGATGAGATCGTTTAGATCTCGTCCCCCGACCATCAGAAGTACTGGACTTCTAGGGGTAAGTGAGATTTTATTCTCGCGTAATTTCAAATGTCCCGCCGCGAGCTCCTCCTGGGTCTGGTCACGAAACGGTCAGCAGCTCTCCTGAACCAGGGTAAACTCCCAGAGGTCAAGCGGACCCGCGCTCTGGCCGTCCTGAAGGAGGCATCCAGGCCAGTGCCACGTGTTACCCGCCTGCGCGCCCTCATCGGTGAGGCGGTAAAGCCGGCCAAGCGCCAGTTTGTGGTGAAAAGCTCAACTCGTTACTATGACCGGAAAGGCCGGCGCTTTTTCGTGACGATGCGAAACTCGTATGTCGTGCGCCGGAATGACACCAGTCTTTATGGTCGCAAGGCTTTTGCTCCAATTCGCAAACTTTCGTCAGTTCCACTCAAGATCCGGCCCAAACGTCTACCTAAAGGAAAAAAGTTATAGATAACAAATGTACATAAGTACAGATGGTTGGGTAAATGCATGCGACGTCGTAATAGATCCTTCGCATAATCCGTCTAGACAATACAGACTTGATTGTGACACGAGTACTGTTTTTGTTACAGGTGAAGGATGGGCATTCGATCAGTCTATTAAACCATTCCTTCAAAAACTTCCGAAAAAATTCAAACTTGTATACGCGAATACCGATCGGAATTTTTCACGGCAAATGTTTTACTCTGTGAAGGATCTAGTTTCACATATTTATGCCGTAAATTGTGAATTTGAAGATGAAATGATAACAAAAATTCCGTTGGGTTTTTTTAATCCGTACGTCATAGATCACGTCCGGCCATCTGACAAAAGGATTTTTTGTTACTCTAATTTCTGGTACCACCGTGACATAATGAATGCTGCTCATACATGTTACACTATAATGCGTGAAAAGTGTGCGATATATTTTTCAGATAAATCATTTGTAGTAAGTGAGAATTCACTTTCTTCCTTGGCATATCACGCCCGCCTATCCGAAAGCCTTTTTGTGATATGCCCTTATGGTAATGGATTAGATACTCACCGTTTCTACGAAGCTGCGTGGCATGGTGCGCGGCCGATTGTTCTTTCGTCAGGGCTTGACGATTTGCATCTTAAATTCGGTGCGATAATTGTAAAAGATTGGTCGGAGGTTACAGAGGAGTTTTTAAAGCAGAAATTGATAGAAGGTGCACCGATCGTAGACAGAGGGTTGTTTGATGTTGCCCATTGGCTGACATAAAGCCTAAAACCTATGGAGTAGTAGAGCAAAGACAATGGACCGCATCTTCATCCTCGATCGTTCAGGTTCTATGGAGAGCTGCTGGGATGATACCATCGGCGGTTTCAACGCATTTCTGAATGAGCAGAAGCAGCACGGTGGCACTATGACCCTGCTCCAGTTCGACCACGAGTACTTGGTTTCATATGAGGCCAAGCCAATTGCAGAGGTTGAGCCTCTTTCGCGCGAGACGTTCAAGCCGCGTGGTTCCACGGCGCTGTTTGACGCTATCGGCAAGGCTATCAAGACGGTCAAGACGCAGGCTGCTCCTGTTGTGATTATCTTCACGGACGGTCAAGAGAATGCTAGCAAGGAGTACACTAAGGCTCATATCAAGGATCTGATTACGGAGCGCACCAAGGACGGTTGGGAGTTCGTGTACCTTGGGGCGAACCAGGATGCGTTCGCAGTTGGGGGTGGTATTGGCATCGCGCCAGGCGCAACTATGACGTATGACTGCGCCAAGACCCCGCAGGCTTTTGCTGCACTGTCGGCGGCCGTCAGTTGCCGCGCGTCTGGGGAAACCCAGACTGTAGATCTTTCACAGCACTGATCAAGTCGGCGACACTCCCTCTGTTTTGAATGACATATGTAGTTTTAATATCATCAATTTCATTTTCAAATTCATGTCGAGGTCCCCCGTCTCTTTCAATCTTGATTGTAATTCCCCCGCGTGAATGAATTTCATTTACGTCTGATATGTACCTAACATCTGGTATGACCGTTGCAGACCCGTTCCATGTATCAAAAAATCTACGAACAAAAAAATCCGGACCATTCAATTTCTTTAGAGAATTCGTCAGGTTCACCATGGCTTGGCGAGGGGTCAGACCCCATTTTTCGTCCTTCATTTCTTTCAAGTCACTTTCTAATATAAAATCGTCCCACCCGTAAAGTACCTTACATGCGTCCTTTACTGGTTGTGCAAGTCGTTTAAGTTTGTATTTATCGGAGAGAACTTGAGCAACTGTATCCTTTCCCACACGTGATCGTCCTACGAGACCGATCAACATCTATTTAGAACCTTGGGTTAAATCTATAAGTGGAGCACGCAGCGCCTGTGCAGCCTTCGCCGCGTTCGCCGCGTTCGCCGCCTGACGGCCGCGCAAGTTGGCCACCTGCTCCAGTTGTTTCTCGAGAGACGTCACCTGACCAAGTGCCGTCGTCTGCGCTGGAGTTGCCGAGCCAGCAACTGTACTCGGGGCCTGGCTGACTGCGGGCGCCTTCAGACCCTGGTAAATGTAAAATATGGTTCCCACAGTTATCAGCAGGCCAAGTGCAAGCATGGTTGCTGAAAAGTTGAAGTTGACGTCGCGTGCTTTTTTGGTGTCATAGTAAACCTTGACGGCGATGGCGGACTGTGCCGTCGACAGAAGTGCAAGGGCGAGTATCAATATTGCTATCAATAATGAAATCCCGTCCATTACTTATTACGTGTCAACAATTTTATTTTATAATTAGGTCCAAGCACTTTTTCAGTCCTCTTGATTGCCTGACGAAGGCCGGGTTCAGACCACAGCAGCCAGCGCGACCAGAACCCTGGTGTCGTGCGGCCAGCCTTTGTCCAGTTTTCTCTCTTTATGTGCCGACCAAGATATCTTAACATACGGGCGTGATCCTTGTGTATAGTGTAGTCAGAATATCCTTTACGGCCAAAGTGAACCGTGTGCCCATCCACCTGGACCGTCCATTTATGGACGCCATCCCCACTTTTCCTGAGAGGTAATGTTGTCATCTTACTATTATTTCAAGGTAATTCTGACGGCCACGTAGGTCATCAAAATAAAGATTACTATGTTAAATACCATCCATCCAACGAGCCATGGCATGACTGCGTTATTTTCGAGAACCATATTTAAGACTTGTCTAGTAAGAGACTCATCTTCATCGACTTCGACCATGGATCGATTTCTTAAATCTAGTAGACATATTTCAAATGCTAATTTGACGAGTATGGGGAGGTCCGTGTGTATTTTGGGAAAATCTGGTATAGGTAAGACGTGGACAGTAGCTGATGCATATCAGGGGCACGTCATAGACTTGAATGCTGACATCCTCAAGACGAAGCAGAAAACCATAGACTTTCTGGAAAGGGCGCGTTCATCTGATCTACCTGTTGTCATAGATGAGTACGAAGCCCTATGCGACCTGGTTGGACTGTGGGAAATAAAAGAACCACCTTCACAGGGACAGTTTATAATCATTTCACAAATTCCAGTCAAATTTGATTTTCCAATTGAGGTTTGGAATTTTCCGGTGCCTACATTCAGTGATATTAAACGGATCATACCTGATGCCCCTGATGACCTGGTCAACGAGGCGAACGGTGACCTAAGGCATGTAATTCAGGGAATGAATTTCAAGTCTGATGCAAAGGACGCTTTTGAAACTCCTCGGGATTTCCTTGCTAAATTGATTTCTAAAAATACGACGGTCAATCCTGCTCATTATATAGGGCATCATTTGTCAGAGCCTGGAAATATAGTGGCAATAATTCAGGAAAATTACGTGGATGCGAAAAATGTAGATTACGCTAGTGTGGCCGAGATGATAAGTGTGGCCGATATCTTTGATGCAAAATTATACGAAGGAAATTGGGGGCTGACCGGTTATTATAGTTTTTTCGGGTGTGTATATCCGGCGAGTGAGATAGGACACGCGCTTGACGCGTCGAAAATGAGACCCGGCAGCGTCTGGACGAAACATCAGAATATGTGCATGAGGGCCAAGCGTATATCGGCAATGTCGAAAAGGCAACCGTGGCGTGAATTGACACTCGACGATATTATAACTCTAAAAATTTATGCAGATATCGAGAATGTAGATATGCTCAAGGAATACGGCATAGAACCACAGGACCTTGACGTCATGAACCACCTTTCAACGCGCAAGATAAAAGCTAGAACCATTAGTTCACTAAAGAAATGTCTAGCTGCGAGTGCAACTGCGCGGACACCGAAGAGCAATACGTAAAGGTACAGGGTTCTGATGTGTACTTTTACTGTGAAGTGAACGAGCTTACTATCCGTGAGCTCATCATGAAGCTCAGGGCTCTTGAGCTAGATCTCTTGAAGAAGTATCTTGATCTTAATATCACTAAAAAGCCTGTCATCAGTCTTTTCATCCGCAGTGATGGAGGGGATATTTTTGCGGGATGGAGTGGTATGGACGCCATCCAGTCTATGAAGCGCGTCAAAGTGCGCACGATCGCAGATGGGTGCTGTGCAAGTGCAGCTACATTTTTGCTACTGGGAGGTTATAGCCGTCATATGACCGAAAACTCATACGTGCTCATTCATCAGCTGAACACGGATGGGGTTTGGGGAAAGTACGAAGAGATCAAAGATCATGTTAATAATTTCGATATGTACATGAAACGTTTTCGTCAGATTTATGGTAATTACACAAAGTTGCCAGAAAAGAAACTCAAGAAACTTATGAAGCGCGACCTATACCTAGATGCGACGAGCTGTCTCAAGTGGGAGGTGATTGATTCAATCCTCCTTTGAGGGCTCGGCTGGAGCCTCCTCCTCTTCCTCCTCGATAATAGGCGCCGGAGCAGTCTTCATCTGAGGGGCTGGAGGAGCTGCTGGGAAGTTGAACTTGGGCTTCTTGGCCGTGAAACGCTTGTACAGGTAAAACCCGAGAACAATAATCACGACAATCGCGAGAATGTTGAAAATGTTAAATGGACCACTCTGAATAACATCCTGGATCTTAGTTCTCTGGATGTGATCGACAACTGGAGGAACTGCGGGCGTCGCCATTACTAGAAAAGTAGGTTTTTTGCCCGGCTCCCTGGCGCACCCTAAGACCTAAACAAGCACAAATGGAGCTGGACCTAGACCGTATATGGCACATATGCGACGAACTGAGAAGTTCGTCGTCCACCGTCGAGCCACCTGACCCGTACGCGGAATTTTTCTGCATTTGCGGCGGTCGGAAATCCTTCAACATAGAAAACTTGCCTGGCGGTACTTTATACAGTTTTCCCGTGTGCGAGGATTGTGGTCGCGTTGATGACCAGTTTATCTCAGACGAACCCGAGTGGACGAGCGGCGCTGATGAGGGCCCTGACCCTTCGCGCGTCGGCGCCCCCACCAACCTTGACCACTTTTCCGCCGCCTGGAATTCTGGAACAATTATGAAGGTGCAAAATGGCGGGTCTGGTGCTCTGAAGAGACTTGCGCGTATTGACCGGAACCATTCCATGAACCACCGAGATCGCAGTCTCTTTCACGCCTACGCTGATCTGGACAGAATTGGCCAGACTGTGCTCGGCTTACCGCCTACAGTCATGTACGCTGTCAAGATCAAGTATCGCAAGTTCAATGAGAATGTACTGACCCGTGGAGCCGTCCGCAACGGCATCAAGGCGAACTGCATCTTCCAGGCTTGTCGCGAGCATAATATTTCTCGCACAACACAAGAGATTGCCGATGCGTTTGGAATTCCTCAGCGCGATCTTAGTCGCACATTTGATATTTTCCAGGAGCAGATCCCTGAGACGGAAGTGCACGTCACAACGCCATCAGACCTCATCGCACGCTTCTTCACACAGGTGACGTGCGTGCCCGAGGCCGAGTGCGGTCGGGTCCGGATGAAGATCAAAAACACGTGCATAGCGCTGAACGACAACGTCGACCTCATGGGGCGGACGCCAAAGGCTATTGCTTGTGCAGTTATGTTCGTCGTCCTGACAAGGCTAAAATACACAATCAGCAAGCCCGAGATTTGCAAGATTTGTGACGTGTCCGGTCCCACTCTGAACAAAATTGAGAATATTGTTCGAACTGCGATACTTAAACAGGAAACTTGATAAGTTTAATAATGAACACTACGTTATTCATCAGCACACCTTGCTATGGTGGTCTTTGTCTCCAGGCTTATGCCGAATCTCTTTTGCGTCTCCAGCGTGTATGCGTAGCTAACGGAATTATGTTGATGCTTGATACTACAGAAAACGAGTCGCTTGTCCATCGTGCACGTAATGTAGCCGTATCGCGCTTTTATCAGAAAACTCAGGCTGAATATTTCATGTTCATCGATGCGGACGTTCATTTCGATCCCGAATCCGTGATCCGTCTCATCAAGTCGGGTCATGACGTGTCAGTTGCTGTTTACCCCAAGAAATGTGTAATGTTCGATCAGGCGGAGACGAGCGTGAAGAATGACGAAAAGAAGGATCTCAGCCGCGTAGCGTCTTCCCTGGTCATGAATTTCAAGTACCAAAATACACAGATCATCAATGGATTTGCAGAGGTGCTCGATGGCCCCACCGGGTTCATGCTCATCAAGCGTGACGTGTTTACTAAGATGTTCGCACGGTACCCCGAGCTCAACTGTGTGAACGATCACGCGAACCGCGACATCGAGGAGTACTGTGCTGTGTTCGACTGTATGATTGATCCTGAGTCCCGTCGGTACCTGTCGGAGGATTACGCATTCTGCCGCCGGTGGCAGATGATGGGCGGTAAAATTTACGCCGACGTCATGACTGTACTCGGACACGTCGGAAATATTCGTTTCCAAGGAAAACTTAGCGAACGTCTTAAAGATTTAGCCAAATAAATTTGTAATGACTGTGGTGCATATAGCCGCGGTTACCAGAAATAAGTCTATAGCCGGTACAACTCTTCATACCATGATGAACATGCACATGCAATGCATGGTTCGTGGCCATCATGTTGAAATTCATTTCGTGAATGACAAGAATAGCCTGCCGAAGATGATCAAGAGTGGTGAGCGAATTATGTGGCTTGATTACGGTACTAATATCGATGAAGCTTCTATCATCAAGGCGATCGAGCCATTTGACAAGGGTGTTCAAATGCTCGTATTTCCGGCGGTGAAGGAGGGTATCGACTGGGATCGCTTTGTAAAGCGTACACGGGAGGGGTCGACTGAGCCAGTCCATCAGCGTGGTCTCGTGTTTGATACCGAGGTGGGTAAGAAAATAGTAGATGACATTTATGAGGTAACAAAGACGAGTTCCCGTGTATGGGCCATGGACGCCAAGCCTGTGGACAAGAAACTCCGCCAGGGCAAGGTTCCTATCAATCTGCCACTGACTGATGACGGAGAGATGTTTAAAACTCTGATAAATAACGGCATCAAGGTGGGGGCGTTTACTACATCAGATGTTGTGTGTCACTACGTTCACGAGTGTTTTGGCAACATCCTGGAGATGGGTGGGATCAAGTTAAACGCTTAAAAGGAACGCGCGCTAATATATTAAGAAAAATGGAAGACCTTAAGGCTTTTGTTAAAAAGTCCTGGAATACGGAGGGTTTTGACCCTTCCCGGTTTCCAGGGCCTCAGCCAATCTCTATCGAACGGAGACATTTCCCTTTACTAAAAAAACAACCTTACCTCGTGTGTGAAAAGACGGACGGGGTAAGGCATATGCTTTTGTGCCCTCCGGGATCCAAGGAAGTCTATCTTATTAATCGCAATTTCGATATTCAAGAAACTCGGATCATCCCCACCTTCCCGAAGGATACAATTCTTGATGGCGAATTTGTTGAATTAAAAAATAAAAAGTGGCTTTTTTCGGTGTACGACGCTGTCCGCGTCAAGGGTGTTGATCTCAGGGCGGAGCCGCTCACCACACGTCTTGAGAAGGCGACGCAGGCGGTAAAGTCTGTAATCAAGACTGTGAAGGACAAGTGGGAAATGCGCGTCAAGGTGATGATCCCACTTGAGAATATCAAAGACCTCAAGCCACTTGATCAATTTGAATATGAAACTGATGGTATTGTTATGACACCGATTAACGAACCCATCCGCATGGGTACCCACGAGACGATGTTCAAGTGGAAGCCCCATGAGCGCATCACTGTTGATTTTCAAATTAGAAATAAGAAAGACCTGTTCGTACAGGATCGTGGGGAACTTTTCCAGGAAGTTGAATTGTATGCACCATGGGACCTGCCCGACAAGTCTATAGTTGAGTGCGGCTACGGTGACAACGGGTGGTATCTCGTCAAGGTCAGAACGGACAAGTCTCACCCCAACAACCGGCGCACCTATTTCAGAACGTGTATCAACCTACGCGAGGCTATCAGGCTTGAAGAATTTTTTAATGTTGTCTGATATTAAATGACCCCACCACTCCGTCGCGCTTCTTCAGCGCCCGCCCGCATGATGTCACCCACCGCCCAGATCAACCGCCTGGCACTCATGCTGGCTAACATGCGTCTTAACGCGTCTCCGATGAATGTGAACAACCCACGCAAGCGCCGCCGCAGCCCCACCGCCCGCCGGTCACCGGGCGGCAACCGCAAGCGTGCTCGCCGTTAAGACCTGTACCAAGCCATATAGAAAGGCGCACACCGTGGAGGCTCCTTAAGCTCGGTGACACTGTCGTCATCTTTTAGATACCATTTGTCGTAACGTCGTACGACGAGGGCATAGTGCCCGCCCCACTGAATTCCCTGATGGATAACAGCTGCATATAATCTGTGGCCCTCAAATTCTTCAGGAATTTCAATTGGAAATTTGCGATCATACATTGAAAACGTAAAACCGATTACACGCGGCCAGTGGGTTATCTTGCGACCGACGGCAGCCACGTGGTGGGTCTTACCTGCGTCATCCGTGTAACCAGATATTCCTTCATACTTTTGCAATTTAGAAATCAAAATAGTGAGAGAAGTTGGTTCGGTCGGTTCAAGAATAACAGTCGTGAAACTATTTTCTCTTTGAGATTTACCACCTGGATAGACGGTCTCTTGGACGTCTTTTCCATTGAAAATCTTCTGTATAAATTCCCGACCAATTGAGTTTTCAAATATATCTATCATACAGACTATGACTTCCTGGGCATCATGTTGACCATTATTATTGAATGAAGGAAAACGGGCTCGAAATGCAGACAAAAGACTACTAGGATCTACGGGGTTTGTTTTTCCTGAAATAAATAGAGCATGTACGACCGTTTGGTATTCCCTGGTAATATCACACGGTCCGCAGTATTCATTTTCGAACAGGTGTCTGGACAGTGGTGGTACATGTGCCAGACATTGGATGGCTGTGTTGAAGTAGCAGGTGTTTCCAAGGTTCAGAAGGCCTCTCATTCTCACTTAAGGACAACACGCTCCTATTGTTTAAGAGCAAAAATGGAACGTGAACTTTACCACAAGTGGGACCCCATCCTGGCCAAGTACAAGTCCAAGAAGGGGGTCGAGATGGAGATCCGGTTTGGTCGGCCATCCACAAGTGGTTTCGACACCAATATCGGAAAGGATAGTTTCGTCAAGGTTCTCAAGGCGCTTGAGAAATATGATGGCTGGGAAACCAGGGACTATTCCAAATGGGATGTTTACTATTTTGGCGACGGAAAGCGTCTCCAGATTAATGAGGAGACTGATGAGCGCCAATCTATTATCAAGAAGCGCGTCCAGGTTGACGATTTCCCACTCGATGGCCACCCTTTCGACGTCCGTCTGGGGATCTCGACTGAGACCCCTTTCGACTATGACGATGAGACGGCTACTGAACAGAAGACCAAGGAGCGCTGGTCTTTTGTTCGGAAGAATTTGTCTATCGACGTAACTAAAATTATCGGAAACCCTTCCGACCCTGATGCTGACGATGACACTTCCTATCAGGTTGAGCTCGAGATTATCGATCCTGGAAAGCTCACGGACCGCGACACGACTTTCAACCTACTGTATAAAATTTTCAATGTTATGCCGTGCCTATAAACTATTTCTTAACATATTTGTCCCAGGTTGACTTGAACTTCTTGTTCACGCCAGCCTTTACTAATTCGTTCCAGGTATAAGTATTCTTATAAAGACCTGCATTCACCATTGCATTTTGCATGTTTGCAACTTCCGGGCGATTTGGTATTGTGAATGAACGATTACCACTTAAATTTTTGGGTTTGGGCTTGGGGGCTGCCTTTTTGGCCGGTGGCGAGGGTAACTTGATATTGGACCGGGGAGTTGGTTCATAACCTTGTATTATCTTCTGCTCTCCTGTGATGACATTTTCCACCACGCGCCGAGCCCGAGCAGGGCTCTGAGGCATGTGGTGACGGACCCACGCGTTAATACCACTCTTAACATCTTCAACAGGTTTATAGGTCCATTTGCCATTCTTCTTGGTGATAGCAAGGTTAACAAGTGCATTTCTGAAAGCATTAGCCTTGTTCGCCGGGACCCAATTTGGAATTTGAATTCGTGTTCTGTATTCCGACTTTAATGCAATGTTTCCACGGGCCGCCTTGGTCTCACTGAGGAATTTCTTGTACTCACTATTCATATTTGTCTTTTTGAATTTGCCCCTGGCACCGATTGTCAGGCTTTCGTACAATCTAGCGATAAATTCCTTGACATTCTGGTTTTTGAACATATTCTTGAGATTTTCCGACAAACGCAAAGTGTATTCAAAATTCAATTCATTCTTGTAATTCATGGGCGATTCGGGAGAGGAGTTTGGAGAAGGCGTCGGTGGGCGTGCCGCGCGCCTGGCCGCCTTGGCGTTCTTCTGTCCTAACAGGAAACTGAAACGATCCTTTGTCTGAAGTTTTTTATAAATTTCATAACTGTTTGCGTTCAGGTAGGCACGAGCGATCGCATTTTGTTCAGGGACCTTGAGGGTCGAGAATTGCCGGGTCCTTGATGGTTTGTTTTTGTAGTTGCGTCTTACCGTCCCGTTTGCCAGTAGTGTGTGTCCGACATTATTAACGACAACGTTAACTGGCTGAGACCTTGGAGCGTATTTACGCTCAATTTCCGCACGTATTTCCTCTATGGTCATCTTGTTTCCAACCGCAGGCAGGTTGAGATTTGCCGCGATGGTAAGAAGGGCATTTTTGTTAAAACGCTCAATCTGTTTTCCATTTATACGTAAGGATTTGTTCTTTCCTAGGTTAATTACATGTTCTGTCATTTTCTGGGCCGTATTTCCATTCTTAATTTTGAATAGAGTTTTAATATGAGCAGGTACGGGGATGCTCGCCTTTGCGTATGATGCCAGGACGGTTTTCTTCCCTTCGTCAATTCCCTTTGGAATTTTGTACCATCTGGGTCTACCCTGTTTGTTAGGCCGGACGTAATGTCCGTTACGACTTTGGTTGTTAAAATTCTTAGGATGGTTATGTGCGTTTTCTGAATTTGCAACGGCGGCTATGTGTTCTGGTTTTATATTCAGAGTTCTAAGGGTGGCCGCCGGTATATTCACTTTTGAATTCAAAAAGGCTCTGATGGTCTTGGCACGCACAAGGGACTTGTTGGCGACGAGTGGATAAAAACGTGGTTGGCCATTTGGACCAGGACGTACGTAAAAGCCATTCTTGGTGGCGTTCCACCCAGCTGCCCTCTCATAACGTGCGTTGGTAACAGCCACACGCTTAGCTTCCTTTTTATTGCCTCCTGCCGCATTTCGGTTGGGACCTAATATAAGTTCTTTATCCATATAGGTCATTATGGTCTTGAACGCACGGGGGGCGATGGCCGGATCAAGGCACGACGCGGTTATCGTGCCGTTTGAAAAGATATTAAGAGCAACATCCGGATTTTTCACCTTTACCGAAATTCCACGTTTGAACCCCTTTAGTGCTCGGGGGTCCTCAAATGGCCGCTGTGGATTTCTGATCCAATTCTCTTGGAGTTTACTACCACCAATCATATACTCCACGGGATCAAGGGATGTAACCACCGCCACTGATGAAGGAATTAATGCCTCAATTTTATAATACAATTCCAAAGTGTCAATGTGACGGTTGCAATAGAATATACTTGAATTGGCGTTTACGACTGCTGTTTCCATCATTTTTGTGAATTTCCCTGGAAGATACTCCTGTGCTAGGATGCGTGCGACGCGTTCCCATGGCCCTGTCGTGTTGATAACCACCTGGCCATTTCTAAATATCAGGACATTTGCTGTTGCGTCAGGATCTCTGAAAATAATGGAAAGTCTCACCATTTTCGCACTTGAAAAGTCTCCGGTCGGGCCCGTCTTATAAACCCATCTGTACACGGGCTTGCTTCTGATCGCAGTTAATCCGTCGAGCTGGGTTACAAAAAAGTAAGGACCGTCAGCAAGTTTCTCGAGACGGTCGAAATTAAAAAATCCTACAGACATTTTGACACTGCTCAGGTACACGCGAGGTTTCGAAAGTTTGAAACCATTGGCGGAATTGGTATAAACTCCGCCCTTGGTTTTTCGCAAAGCGGCCTGAATGGCACGCGCTGCCTTGTTGCGCAATTCAGCGCTCATATTATTAGCATATAAGAAATTTAGTATGCGTCGGCAAATTGAGGAACGTCCGTCACCAGGTCTACACCGAAAATGAAAGGCTGTGCAGCATATGCCTGGCCATTGTACGTCCGCGTCTCCGTCCTGACAGAAAGCTCCTTCGAGCTGAACGGTCCTGCGTAAAAGTCCTGGTTGAACTTGAACCGACCGAGATTGTTCTCGGTACAGTGTGTGTTGAACGCCGCAATGAACAGCTTCTGGGGGCAGCAAAAGTCTGGGCCGAACTTGAGTTTCTCGGATGCCAGGAAATGCTGCAGAGAGTTCGTAACCATCGCGACCTGGCTCTGAACCTGCTTGAAGTAGGCCGGAAGTACGTTCCAGATGTCCTTGTCAGAGTAGAGCCGCGCATACTCGAGGTAGGCCCGGACGCACTTGCAAAGAATGGCTGGAATTTCCTTGTCTAATTTGGTATCAAGATGGGGGTCGGCGTCCATCACCTGCTTCGCAAAATTCCACGTGGCAAGGCGGCGGAGCACCGACCCAGAGTTGTCCTTCCAGTTGGGAACCTCGTTACCTGCAAGGATGCCTGGCGTCTTCCACTGAAGGCTCTTGGCGGTCTTGAACTTGCGCGCAATGCTCAGGTCCTCACCGGACACCAGAGACTGGAACTCCGCCTGCTCGAGCTGCAGATCACCCTTGACCTCTGGACTGATGAACATGAAACCCTCGTGGATGGAATCCAGACCGAACTTCTTCTCGATGTTGTTCGAAAGCGTCTTGACGTCCTCGGTCTCGTAGAACTTCTTGCAAACCTTTGTGATAATAGTCGACTTGCCGCTACGAGCAATACCCTTGAGGAAGGGGATCACCTGCCAGCCGTCCATGTCATTCACGTCAAAGCACAGACGGCCGCAGAACACGTACATCCAGCGGCACACGTCGGCTGAAAAGTTCTGATAGTCCAAGACCTTCTGCATGTAGGGAGTTGGGATGTCGTACCAGTCTCGAACATTATCGAACGGATCAAAAGTCTGCTCAAAATACTTCGAGCTCACGATAGTGTTGTCAAGACTGGCAAACTCGGCGCTTTTGTAATCATAAAACTTAATTGCATAGGACTGAGCCTCTTCGGACCAATTCTTTCCAACGAGCAGGCCATTCTGGAATGACCACACGTGACGGTTCTTGTAGATTTCAGGGAACTGGTGATCACGACAATTCGTCATGTGGCGGATCACGTCAGCTACACAGCCGCCCTTTGAGGTCAGGTTCTTCCACATCTCAGGCTGGTCCTCCTTTTGGGTGGCGTCATATACAAAATCCTTGATCTCCTTGACCGGCTTCCACGCCCGAGTGTGATGACCGTTGCTGATAATCTCAGTACAGCAGTGATCTCGGTACCGACGATAACCGTTTTTGTAAGCCTCATTGAACAGAAATAGAAGCAACTTTTGGTATGGCGAGTTCTTCTCATCATCCTCCAGAAACGTGTCAACTGATGTGGCCAGTGAAGGATTATTAATCAGACAGTAACTATCCTCCCAGAGTTTGCATTGATTGTACATATTTTGCCGAAATTTAATGAGACGCTTGATGCGCCTCTGAACGGTCGTTTCACGTCCGTTAATATCTTGAGATGGCATCTTGCTAGACTCCATAATAGAGGACCGTGCAAGCATCTCACGGCAGGCGGTAATGAAACGATCTTTGCGCCTCTGAATTTGATCAGGGTCGTAATTTACAGGGTAGCCTTGGGCGTCCCGCTCTTGATTATTAGGAAACAGAATATGCATCCAGGCTGCAGCAGGAACCTCGGTATTTCTTACAACGTCCAGGCGAATTTCGCGTTCACATTCGTCGATGTAATTCAGCAATTGCTCAGAAGTCCATTGACAAATGGCTTGATTGTTGTTGGCGATCTGTATTTGTTCAGCATGCTCGGGTGTGATATTCTTCTCGATTGTGGTTGTCATTAGTAAACTATGGTTAGAAATTTTTAAGCCGTGACAGGGGGTGGAGTCTGACGGTCAATTGTCGTTAGGATTTTCACCAGGATTTTGTTCTGCATCTCGAGCTGGAGGGCGATCCGCTCGGTAGCCGACTTGACACCAGCAAGGATAGTTGCCAGGGTCTCGCCGTCGTCGGTCGCAAGCAGGCTGCCGAGGGCCTCCAACATGTCGAAGCCACCCTCATCGTCCTCCAGGTCCTCCTCGTCCTCGTCATCGATATCAACTTCTTCAGGGTCGGGCTGCTGGACTGGCTGACGGTTCACGCGAGACATTTACATTTGATAAAGAAAATCGATCTCCAGGGGGGACGCGGCCTGTGGGGTCTGAATTTTTTTCTTGGGGTATAGTAAAATGGCCGGTGGACTTATGCAGCTCGTTGCTTATGGCGCTCAGGATGTGTACCTGACTGGTCAGCCCAAGGTTACCTTCTTCCAGGCGGTGTACAAGCGCCACACGAACTTCGCGATGGAGAACATCCAGCAGACGGTGAACGGCACCGCCGCCAACAGCGGCCGTGTGTCCGTGACCATTGCCCGCAACGGCGATCTGGTCGGCAACATGTACGTTGCCCTGACCCCAGCTGCCGTGGCAACCGCCAACCTGACCTCCGCAGCCACCGTCTACGACAACTGCTGGCTGGCTGAGCGTGCCATCGCCGCCGTTGAGCTGACCATCGGTGGCCAGCGCATCGACAAGCACTACCAGACCTGGTTCCGCCTGTACGCCGAGACCTTCCTGGGTGAGAGCGACAAGATTAACTACGGCAAGCTGACCTCCGCAGGCACCATCCTGGCAACCACCTCCGCCACCCGCGTGTACCTGCCCCTGCTGTTCTTCTTCAACCGCAACCCAGGCCTGTACCTGCCCCTGATTGCCCTGCAGTACCACGAGGTCCGC